AAATACCAAAATACATCTACATACCCTTATTCAGGTGTTGGTGGGGCCGGGGGGGTTCGTATTATCTGGGGTACGGGTCGTTCGTTTCCTGTGAATGCAGCATAGGTATTTAAAAATATAATGTACTCTATTACCAAAGTATAATGGAACCCGGGTATATTATCAAAAGTGTTGATGGAAAACCAGAGGGGTATCCCATGCAGGCAAGTAACGCTCTCGAGTGTGGTCTTATCCACAAACCCCCAAACTCTGCGTATATCACACCCTCCATGTTAGAAGGTACCGGGTACGCTCTTTACATACACACCGACCCCCCCCAAACCATAAACAGTCTCAAAACGTACGTAGAAGACCCTCTCACGTTTGACGAAATACGGGGTTGTTACGTACAAACATTTACGTTGGTGGACCGGGTCTTTACCTCTGAGGCTGAGAAACAAGAAGTCGTAGATGCGGGTATCAGTATTCTTAAATCTGAAATACGGGTCGAACGTGACACTTTATTGCAGCGTACCGATTTTACACAAATAGGGGATGTTCCATTCGATAAATCGCAGTGGTCCACGTATCGCCAGGCTCTAAGGGATATAACGTCTCAAGAAGGGTTTGCTACTGGTTCAGTCACGTGGCCCAAACCCCCGTTTAGTCTTGATCCAAGTCTCGATTTAGATCTATAAATACTTAAAGAGTGTCGAAGTTATAGATATATGGATAATCTTATTCAAATCATTCCAGTTCTAGATGAAGATGAAGTAAATGCTTTGAATACGTATACAGACGAAAAACTCTCCTTTATACCAAGTACAACATTTAACGGCGAAAAAACACAAATAAATACAGGTAGAACGAGTACTGAATGTACTCTACCTGAAAACGAAGATATTACCAAAATGGTACATGGAAAAATAAATGCAGCTCTCGACGAATATAAAAGAAAAATACTCCAAATACATTCAGGTTACAATAAACACCCATTACCTGGAGCCAATGACACGACATCATGGCGAGAAGATATACGTATAATTCAATACACGAAGGGGCAGCATTATGGATTTCATCACGATCAGGGGGTTGTACAGGTGAGACGCGAGTATCACAGACAAATATCAGTTATTTTGTATTTAACAGATGATTTTGAAGGTGGTGGAACGGCGTTTACCCATAAAACATTTAAACCGAAAAAAGGAGATGCGATCATATTCCCATCGAACTGGTGCTATCTTCACCAGGGAAATCCGGTAACCAACGGTACGAAACGTGTAGCGGTTACCTGGTATTACGTAGATTCGAAACGCTAAAATGTAACACGTGATGTTTTGTCACGCGGTACATTCATAATACTTACTTCTTAACAGAGTCCATCGCGGCAAGCGCGAGAACTCCAACGATGAAAAACATGACAACGTAATTGCATTCCGTGGTTTCATCGATGGTGGGCTGAGCCTTTACAACTTCGTTCTTTTGCACTTTTTCAAATTTTTCATCCACGACTTCCCGCTTTCGGAAATTCGCAGGGATTTCGAGCGGGTCGTCGAAATCTATAGGAGCATACCCTATCATTTATACTATGTTCACAAATTAATTTCAACCTTCTTCTTACGTCCACGCTTCGCCTTCGCCGCTGACATTTTAACCTCCTTCACTTCATCATCACCTTCATCTACAGCACCATTCTCTGAGACAATGTCGGATATATCATCACCGTCATCGGGAACATCGGGTGTGTACTCGACGGATCTCTGCATGGGTGTCGTGTTCATGGGAGGTGTCGGGGGCATCATGATACCACCCATCAAGCTTGAAATGTCGAGACCGGGTCCCTTCATTTCGTATTGTTCGCCGTTCGATGCCGGCGCTGAACTCTTGTTATTACTTGACATGGTATTTTGAACCGCACTCATCATACTGTTCACCAAATCAGGGTTCTGTTTCATAACATCATTCATGTTTGGCATGACCTGCTTGAACATGCTGTTTGTGAGATGAAACATCATAGCACTTCCACCAAGCATCATAATAAGCTTGACTTCGGGGGCAATATTCATCTTCGTGCGGTACTTCACAAAAAGTTCTTCAAACACTTCATCATAATCGTCCTGTGTCTCCATTACATTTTCAGACCAACCCTCAAGTTGGATCTCAAACGGGTTATACCGTTTGTTTAAGAATTCCAAACCCGTCACACACGCGATCAACATACGTCGTGAGAATTTAACAGATTTATCAACCTCGATACTGTATGTAATACGCTTCACTTCCGTCCGGAGTTCATCTACAGGGGAATACGCATTTAATCGTTTGTTTACGTTAAATCCTCGCTTTTCAAGGCGTCCAAGTTTATTCACCAAATCCGACTTTTCCTCATCAATCGTCTTATACCCGGGTGACGGTACATCTTCAGGTGGTTCCATAGAACCATACTCCATGCTAGGTCCGTTATCATATGGCGTATCGTCTACATACTCCCCGTGGTCGACGGGTTCTTCCATTCGGGGAGGGGCTGGAGCGTTTTGCTTTACCGGGTTTGCAAATGCATCCACATCTTCCTGCATCCCCATAGACGGTGGGTAGCGTTCTCTAGACCCATACCCTTGCATTCTCTGTACAGCAGGGGGTGCAGATGTTCGAGGCCTTGTAAAATCCAATTGTATCTCATCCATCATGGCTTGTTCGTTATCGTTCAGCTTCATGACAAAAGTATCTCCCCTGTCCAGAATAATTTCACCGTCCATTACTCTGTATAATGAAACTAATCTTTTCTCTTTAACGCACTTTATAAAAAAATATCAGTACATAGTATATGAAACTCGACAAAACCAATAGGTCGACACTGAAAGCAATCGCCATCACGATTATCTTGATACTCATCATCGCCGTGTTGTTTAAGGATAGAAGGAGTATGTACCAGCCCAGGTCTATAAATATTCAACCCGTGACAGAAGAACCATTCAACGGTCTTAAGAGCAGCCCCGACTGCCTGAATGACAGCGTGTACTCAACCAGTATGGGGGGTGTGTGCGGTGGTCAAAAACTTGTCCGCGACCACGCGAACTACAAAATTGTAGATTAAATATACATTCAACCCGTTTTTCACTTTCCATTTAAATTTATACCGAATTTTTAAGTGGATAATTTCTGTGTGTATTATAAATGGCACTCATTACAGCGCCTCAGCCGACTATCCCCGATTTCGAACACGAATACCACACGGTTATCGTTGATACGACAGATCAGGCGGGTGCCCAGATGACAAAAGGGATTACCGTTTTTTTACCTACACCCCTCGAAAATGTCGTACAGGTTCAACTAACGGCCGCCCGCTTCACTGGCATTACCAACACTACGAATATTATCCACGTTTCGATTGACGAATTGAAAAATACGTTTTTCCAACGCGCGAAGAAAGACTTAGATGGAGCTGATAATCACATAAATGGGTCTTTCGGTTCGATCGTCACGGCGGGTGCAACAAGTGTGACATTCAAAAATGAATATCCCATTACCCAGCAATATATCACACCTATCCGTAAACTCGATCGATTGAATCTAAAATTATATAAACAGGATGGTGATGAGGTCGCAGATGCCACGAACGCGTTCATGGTGTTTAAATTCACATGTAAGAAAAGAAACTTGATGTGATCGTTTCAGGGCGTTACGTATATGTAATTTAAAAAATACCATTAATATAATAAGTATGTCATCCGGGATCGTACAACTCATAGCGGTTGGGGCTCAAGATGAACATATTATCGGAGATCCCGAAATTTCGTTTTTCACGTCGACATTTAAGCGACACTCTAACTTTTCACAGTCTCTAGAGAAACAAACAATACAAGGGGCTGTGAAAAATAATTCCATGTCATCGATCCGATTAGAACGAAACGGTGATTTACTGGGGTATACGTACTTTACAATAGATAATAACACAAACTCTGTCGATATTCAGGATTGGGGTAGAATAATCGATAAAGTAGAGCTTATCATTGGCGGTCAAGTTATCGATGTTCAGGATCATGATTTCACGGAGAAGATTGCCATCGATACGTATGCACAGAACGTTACTAAAAGTTCGAACGGTACACACCCGGGTGCGAGCGCCCGGTCATATTTTTACCCGCTTCGCTTCTTCTTTTGTGAGGGTCCTCAATCTGCTATTCCGCTGGTAGCTTTACAGTATCATACAGTCGATTTACGAATCTATTGGGGTCCGGAAGCGAGCGACTATAATGTCGAAGCGTACGCAAACTATTATTATTTGGATAACGAAGAACGGGGAATGATGACTTCGCGTAAACACGATATTCTTATTACGCAGGTACAGAAAAACACACCGTCGGGTGAAAACATTCAAGAACTCACGTTTAATCATCCGGTCAAGTATATCGCATGTTCCAACACGAATTCCGAAAGTACACTAACTTCAATCGATAACAAAATTAAGATGAGTATTAACGGAACTGATATAGGGGCGTATAAATTTGCTAAACCGCATTACGTTGATATCGCGAGTTACTATCACACAAACTTTGTCACGTCTCCAGATTTCTTCCTTCACTGTTTCTGTCTGAACACGAGTTCACTTCAACCATCTGGATCGTTGAATTTCAGTCGATTAGATTCGGTTAAAATACACAGCGAAACGAAAACAATGATCGACCCGATTTATGCAGTAAACTATAACATTCTCAGAGTGAATAATGGTATGGCGGGGCTCATGTATGCAAATTAAAATGCGATACTATATTAAATGCCGAAGAACTTGAGTACTATCGGTGGTGCTACGAAACTTCGTTTCGGTAAAAACTGTCGAGAAGACCAGGCGGAAAACTCGATCGTATTCAATGCGAGTGAAGAAAAGATTGACGCAACAGGTGCGAGTGGTTTGTATATCACGCCACTCGAATTAGCATCTATTTTTACAGGTGTAGGTTCGGATGACACGACCAATACATTCGTCGCGTATAATCAAAGTACACATCAACTTTTTAGGACACAGGTCCCTTTATCTATTTCAGCACTTTCAGGTGCCGGAGGAAATGGTGGAGATTTGACTGTTACCGGGAACCTTTACGTTACCGGAAACGTAACATCGGTAGGTACAATCGCTAATATTCATGTCACCAACACGACAATCAAGGATGGGCTCGTCGAAATCGGTACGAATAATACGGATTTAGTGAATTTTGATTTGGGGCATATCTACAATAGACCTGTGGGAAGTTCGAATGTAGCCGTGTGTTACGATGCGAGTGCTACAGAATTCGTGATCGCGTATACTGACAGTAGCGCTATGGAAGTTTCCAATATTGTCACACTTACAGAAGATGACAAAACGATGAACGTTCACGTGTACGGTAAATTGTACACAAACTCGAACATCGGGGCTGCGAATACAGCACCTGTACACACCCTCTCTGTAGGTACGAAGTGTTTTATCGATGGTGATGGGGATTATTCGAACGTTATCGAAGCGCGTGGTAATACGTACACGACTGGGAATGTATACGTCGAAGGCGGTCTCATCACGAATACGGGTGGTGTCACTAAAAAGACGTACAGTCATCAAGGTACGTACGCTAGTGGTACATCAGTCGCAAACGCAAAACTTACATTGACGTTTTCGCAACACGCCTTTTACGCTAAAATTGTCGCACAACTCCTCGATAACCTCGATACAGAAGTGAGTACGATGACCCTCGATATAGCCGGTGGTGAACGTGGTGGTGACGCGACCCCGTTAGCTATCGCGATGGGACCCATGTCTATTTTCGGAAATACAAACACAAACCCGTGGAGTTCTACAGTTGACATAGCACCTACAACAGTTGCCATTAAACCCTCCTTTAATTTGACCTCCGGTAATTATAACATTTTCGTCGAATACATTTCCCGTAATACAGCCGGTGAACTTACGAGTTTGACTGTAGGTACTGGTTCGGCTATCCCATTCGGATACTAAATACACACTCTCTCCAAATGACCTGTTCGTCATTTGCAAAGATGTTTTTTATATAAGCTAAATATAGATGGCGCATACGAACGTCCAGCTAGTTTCAGGAAACCTCACTACAGGTGGAGAGGATCCTACGTTTTTCATTGACAGGGTTAATAACAAGATTGGAATAGGAGGTGTACCTGACACGAGTGGTGACGATTCGTCAAACGTTTTACAAGTTACTGGGAGTATGCTCGCCACGGCATATCACGGAAGTGGGGAATACCTGACAGGTATTGAAAGTTCACAATGGTTACATAATGCGGGTGACGCTACGAAAATATACTATAACGGTGGAAATGTCGGCATCGGAGTGGATAACCCGAATTCGAAGTTAGTGGTTGACGGTGATATAGATATCACAAACGGGAGTTTGAAGACGAACGGAACTACTGCTATATTCAGTAACTGGGCGACCGATACTAATGGAATTAATCGCAATGGAAATGTTGGTATAGGAGGTGACGCAACCGCTACAAATACACTCAAAGTACATGGCGACATTTACGCAACCGGTGATGTCATAGCATCTTCCGACAGACGTCTCAAAACAGATATCAAACGCATCGAGAACGCACTCGATAAGGTGTGTGCCATCGGAGGGTACACGTACGTGATGAACGATAAACCGTCCACGGGCCTCATCGCACAAGAGGTCCTAGAGGTTCTCCCCGAAGTCGTACACGGTTCAGAAGAGACAAGTTACTCTCTCG